AATCGACATTCATTGGCCAACCGCATTAGAGCGCCGACGCATCGTTGTCGGATATGCAGAAATCCTAAAATTTACGCCGCGCATAAGATCAATGATTCACGAAAAACTGTTGTGGCACACAGGCGAAACAATGCTGGCTGAACATGTCCAGCGTGCCGTCGCAGTACGGTCACAAAACAGCATCGCGTTATCGTCGCAACGATCACCAGGCCCAATCGAATTAGCGCGCTGTTTAGTTTGGTCAGCGGCGTTGGCATCACGACCAACCACAACAGGGAAACCAATGATCGTTGTTGCAAATGGCTAGTATTTCGTCGGGCGGCCGTCGAGTGCCTTACTTTCTCGGTTGATGCTTGGCGGTCGCCTATACACAACGGTCAAATAGTTTGGTGGCATACTTAGCGCATGGGCATTTTTAATCGCACAGTTAGCAAGGCCGCAATTTCACCGCAACCACAAAAAGCGGCTGCTGCTGGTTCCGCTAGTTATTACACAAACAGCGTGAACAATGGTGGCGCGCAAATGATCGGCCAATATTATTCTTACATTGAAGGCCCTGCGCGCAATCGTGCGATGAGTGTGCCAACAATCAGTCGAGCGCGCGATCTAATGGCCAGCGTCATTAGTTGCATGAATTTAAAGATGTACACCGAAATTTGGAACGGCAACGAAATGGAAAAAGTGCCATTAGCGCCGCGCACATGGTTACGCCGCATTGATCCAAGTGTGCCAAATTCGTTTTTACTTGCATGGCTATTTGACGATCTTTTTTTCTTCGGCAGGTCGTTCTTTTATGTGACCGCAAGGACGGCGGACAATTATCCAACAGCGTTCACACGCATACCTGCTGCGATGGTGCAGACACTGGATCAGACAGGGCCAGTTTGGTTTGCGCCATCAAAACAAATTATGTTTCAAGGCGCGGAACTAAATCCTGACGATGTAATCCAATTTTTGTCACCAATTCAGGGCATTATTTACATGTCAGAACAAGCCGTCGCAACAGCGCTAAAACTTGAAAACGCACGCTACAGAAACGCATCATCTGCCATTCCTGCTGGCGTACTTCGACAAACAGGCGGCGAACCTTTAAGCGCACAAGAACTAGCAGACCTGGCGGCATCATTTAACGCTGCACGCGAAACAAACCAAACAGCCGCACTAAACGAATTTGTGACCTACACAGAAACATTGACATCACCTGACAAAATGCTGTTGATTGATAGCGCCGAATTTCAGGCTATGGAAATGGCCCGATTGTGCAATATTCCGCCATACTTGGCAGGCATCAGCGTCGGGTCGTATTCGTACCAGTCATCTGCGGAATCGCGCATGGATTTGTGGACATTTGGTGTTCGCGCTTATGCCGATTGCATTGCTGGCACACTTAGCCAAAACAATGTGCTACCTAACGGCACCTATGTCGAATTTGATGTTGAACAATATTTGAAAGGCGAATACTCAATGGACGAAATGCGCGAAACAACAGATGAAGAAAGTGTAGTGTTGCCATCATGATCAAATTAGTCCCCTCACAGATCACGGTTGATGCGGCAGCGGCAGACGGATTGCCGCGCCGATCAATCAGCGGCGTTGCAGTTACCTACGACGAAACAGCAACAGTTTCAGACGGCACACGGGTACGATTTTTGCAAGGGTCGTTACCAGTCACGGGTCGCGACCCGAAACTTTTTGGACAGCATGACAGCAACCAAATCATTGGCAAATTAGTTGAACGCGTAGACACACCACAGGGCATGATGTTCACAGCCAAAATCAGCGCCACACGATTGGGCGACGAATATTTGACGCTTGCAAATGACGGCGTTATTGACGCTGTATCTGTTGGCGTAAATCCAATCAAATTCAGTTACGACGACGACGGCACAATGATCGTCGAATCGGCCGAATGGACAGAATTATCGCTAGTCAGTCAAGGCGCATTTAGCGGCGCAATCATTGAACATGTTGCGGCCAGTAAACCAGCCGATGAGACTATCCACGAAACACCAGTAGAACCTGCTATACAATCAAATCAAGACACAACAAAGGAAACAGACATGACCGAAAAAATTGAAACACCAGTAGTTGAAGCAGCAGCACAATCAACTGTTGACAAACTTTGGGCACAGCCAAAACAAGAATTTAAAATGCCAACACCTGGCGAATACATGGCAGCGATGCACATTGGCGGCGACACATTCCGCAAAGTGCAAGAAGCATGCAAAGCAGCAGCCGCAAAAAATCAATCAGCGTTGCAAGCAGCCGCAGGCGATATCGCAAGCACAGACACACCTGGTTTGTTAAATCAAATGGTGATGGGTCCGCTGTTTCAGGACCTAAATTTCGTTCGTCCAGTTGTAAGCGCATTTGGTGCGCGTGCAATGCCGAACACACCAAGCAAAACTTTTATTCGACCAACGATCACCACGCACACCAGCGCGGCAACACAAGCGTCAGAACTTGCTGCAGTATCGGCGACCACAATGGTTATCGCATCAAATGTCGTTACAAAATCAACTGTCGCAGGACAAGTCACATTGTCAGTTCAAGACATGGATTTCACCGATCCAGCAGCGATGAATTTGATCTTGAATGACTTGGCTGGCGAATACCTGATCGCAACAGACAACATCGCAGCCGATGCACTTGTCGCAGGAAAAACAGCGTCAGGTTCAACATGGACAGTCAATACAACTGATCCATCATCATTGATCGAATCAATCTATGATGCAGCGCGCGAAATTGCAGAGGACAGCAACTACTTCCCGACCCACATTTGTGTCAGTCCAGATGTATGGCAAAAATTGGGTCAGCAGTTGGACGCAGACAAGCGACCGCTACTTAGTTACTACGGCGGCGGAATGACAACATTCAACGGCATCGGCAACACAACTGGCCTGCAATATTCCAGCCAAAGCGTGTACGGCCTAAACATGGTTGTCGACAACAACTTTGCAGCAGGAACGCTGCTTGTTGTTTACGCACCAGGTTTTGAAATCTACGAACAGCAAAAAGGCGTTATGTCGGTAGAAGTACCTGCAACACTTGGCCGCACATTTAGTTACTACGGCTATTTCGCTACATTCGTTGCAAAATCGTCGTTCATTCAGTCAATCGTTGTTGCCTAGTCGTAGGCGGCCAAACCGCCTATGGCAACATATAAAACAGCCACGAAACAACTGCTAGACAACTATGCCTGCATATCTACGCTTGAACCGTCAGAGATCGCGTTAGGCGAATCAATCGCAGTTTCAGTTTTGGCTGCGCCATTCACAGGAACATTTACCGTTCTAGCATTACCGCAATACAAATTTATTGGTGTTGATGGTGAAACTGGCGAACTTTTATATGACACAAATATCGCTGTACCAAATCAATTGTTGTACTCATGCACAGGTAGCGATGTCGAATTTGGTGTTGATTATTCAGGTGTTGTCACATACACGCAGGTCTGCACATGGATCACAGCAACAGACATTGAGGATTGGATCGGCATAGGCACAGCAACGGCAGGCGACACAACATTTCTAACGATTTGTGCAGCGGCTTCAAATTCTTTTTGTTATCGCCGCAGGCAGGAAGTTGGATATTTTGATTCGCTAACAACTGTGCCAAGTCAAGATGTCAAATTAGCGGCCGTCATGTATGGTGGCGCGCTGTACCGCCAACGCGGATCAATAACAGATTTTGCATCATTTGACGGCATGGCTACAGGATCAACAAACGGTTTGTCGCCATTGGTTAAACAACTGTTAGGTGTTGATCGCCCACAGGTGGCCTGATGCCCGTTGCATTCACCGATTTGTTTAATGAGGCGCTAGACGATCTGACAGCCACGCTGACAGCCGTTAGCGGCCTGCAGGTAGTAAATGATCCTAGAAACCTTGTGCCGCCATGCGTGTTTATAGACGCGCCATCGTTTGATGCTTGGAACTACAACATCGTCAAATTAATGTTTCCCGTCAAAATCATCACGCTAGGGCCAGCGAACCTAGATGCACAAAGATCGCTACTCAACATCATGTCGAAGGTACTGGCGGCCAATATTGCCGTTACCGATGGCAGGCCGACTAGTACGCTTATAGGCGGCGTTGAATATCCAAGTTACGAAGTGACCGCAAATGTTCAAGCACAAACGGCATAGGAAACAAACATGGCAAATTACATAGTTACATCGGCAAGACTTGCAGGTTTTAAACCTGGCGATGTTGTCACCAGCGCCGATCTAGATGGCGTAAACATTGAAGCGCTAGTCGAAGGCGGCCATATATCCACACAGACCGTCAAAAAACCTGCTAAAACTAAAGACACAAACGAAAAGGAATAAAACATGGCAACCAGCGTTTATTTATCGAATCCGAATGTGACCATCAACAGCGTTGATTTGCGCGACCAATGCACCAGCGCAACATTGAACTATGTTTACGAACAACTAGAAACAACTGCGTTCGGTGACACAGCACGCAAGTATGGTGCATCAACCGTGACATCGTTGCAAAACAACAGCGTTGAAATTGAACTGTATCAATCCTACGCAGGCAGCGAAACTGAGGCCACAATTTACGGTTTGGTTGGCATCACGACAAACATTGTGCTTGCACCAGCAACAGGTGTCGCATCGGCAACAAATCCGATCTACACACTGACAGGCGCTTACCTTGAATCGCACACACCGATCAACGCATCACTTGGCGAACTGTCGACAATCACGCTGACATTTACTGGCGGCGTATTGACTAAAGCGGTCGCATGATCGCGCGGCATTGGCCGCTGAAAACTAACAAAACAAGCCAGTCTTATAAAGGCTGTACCGAGAAAGGCAAATAATGCAATTATCACTAGAAGTTCAATTCCTAGACGGAAGCGATCCAGTCACAGTCGAAACAACATTGTTCACGACTGTTTTATGGGAACGCAAATACAAGCGCAAAGCATCAGAACTTGGCAGCGCTATCGGGCAAGAGGATTTAGCGTATTTGGCTTATGAGGCATCAAAAATGTCAGGTATTACGGTTCCAGCAATGTTTGATGACTATTTGAAGTCGTTAAAGTCTTGTCTGCCATCGGCGGTCAATGACCCAAAAGTAGGCGCGGTTCATACCGCTACGGATTAGCGCAGATTCTTGTGGCGACTGGTTTTTGGCCTGCTGAAATATCGTTTGAGATCGACGATATGAACACGGTCATTGAATTAATCAACAAAGAACGCAAGGCCCGAAATGGCTGACAGCATTAGCGCTAGCACAACAGTTGTCGGTGTTAAAGATGCGTTGCGCGTATTGAATAGCATCGACAAACAAGCGCGCCGCGATCTAACAAAAGATTTCAAACAAATCACCGCACCAGTCACAAACGACATCAAAGCGAAATTGCCTAAATCCGCACCGCTATCAGGCATGGCGCGCAAATGGACAACAGCGTCAGGTTTCCAAATGTTTCCGTACAGCGACAAACAAAACAAAGTTGCGTCAGGTATATCAGGCAAAAAGGTCAGAGAATTTCGTGGCGCGTCAACAAACCTGGCAACATTCTTTGTGCGTTACACAGGCCCTAGTGCGGCGCTGTTGGACATGTCAGGAAAAGGCAAAGTGCCAACACGACAAGGCGGTCAAATGGTGCAAAGTTTAAGCGCCAAATATGGCACCGCATCGCGGTTTGTTTGGCCAGCGTGGGAACGAAACAAAAACCAAGTTGAAGGCGAAGTCGAAACATTAATTGATCGACTGATGGAACGCGTGCGAAAGGAATTGAACTAATGGCTGTATCTATACCTATTGTCACCGAATTTGATGGCAAAGGCATATCAAAGGCGATGGCCGAATTTAAACAGTTGGAAGGCGCTGGCGCTAAATCTGCTTTCGCGTTAAAAAAAGCGATGTTGCCTGCAATCGGTGTTTTGGGTGGTTTGGCAACAGGTTTAGGTTTGGCAACTAAATCGGCTGCTGAGGATCAAAAAGCGCAGGAACTTTTAGCGCAACAGTTGCGAACCAGCGCTGGCGCTACTGAGGAAGCAATCGCCGCCAATGAGGATTTTATTTCGGGCATGTCACGCGCGTTCGCGGTTGCTGATGACCAGTTGAGGCCAGCGATGTCAAATCTAGTTAGGTCGACTGGATCGGTTGAGGCTGCACAAGATTTGATGAACACAGCGTTAGACATCAGCGCGGCAACAGGGAAAGATTTAGAAACTGTCACGCTGGCATTGGGCAAAGCGTATAACGGGTCAACTGCTGCGCTAACCAAATTAGACCCATCGCTTAAGGGCGTGATTGATTCTGAATCAAGCATGCAGGAAATTACTGATGCGTTGGCGACATCGTTTGGCGGTGCTGCGACAACAGCGGCGATGTCATTCGAGGGCCGCATGGCTGGCATGAAAATAGCAATGGACGAAACAAAAGAATCAATCGGAATGGCATTGTTGCCCGTGTTGCAGAAATTGTTGGAATTGTTAGAACCAATGGCGGAATGGGCACAAGAAAACACGACAACATTTTTGATTATTGCTGGCGTGATTGGCGGTTTTGCGGCCGCCATCGTGGTCGCCAATGTTGCCATTAAAGCCTGGACTATCGCCACACAGATCGCCACAGGCGCGCAGGCCGCGTTCAATTTTGTTATGTCAGCCAATCCGATTGCGCTAGTCATTTTGGGCATTGTTGCGTTTGTTGCGGCGCTGGTTGTGCTGTACAAAAAATTTGATGTCGTGCGCGAAACAGTCGACGCGGTGTTTAGTTTTATTAAAGATGGCGTGACGGCCAGTTTAGATTTTTTGAAGGATTACATTTCAGGTGTTCTAAACATTTATCGATCAATTTTTAACGCAATCGCCAAACTATGGAACAGCACTATCGGCAAATTGGCGTTCAAATTTCCTGATTGGGTACCAGGTTTTGGTGGCAAAGGTTTTGAAGTGCCAAAAATACCGATGTTGGCCGAAGGCGGAATAGTTACATCGCCAACGCTGGCGCTGATTGGTGAAAAAGGGCCTGAAGCGGTAGTGCCATTGGGTCGTGGTGGCGGCATGGGAAATGTGACAGTTAATGTGACTGGCGGTTTATCGACTAGCGCCGAGATCGGCCAAGCGGTAGTCAATGCCATTCGCGCATACAACAGGTCAGCAGGGCCAGCACAAATTCAGGTCGCATAATGGCAGGCACAGCGATTGTTGGCGCTGGTAATTACAGCCTAGAAATTGACACAGGATTCATTCAGGACGCGTTCACACTTGATGACGCGGTGCAAGGCGTGTTAGACAACACAACCTATGTTTTGGACGGCACAACCAATTTTGCTGATGTAACAACAGGCATCAATTCGATCAGCGTGAAACGCGGCAGACGCGATCAAGGCGACCAATTCAGCGCAGGGACAATGGTGCTGAACATGCTGGACACGACTGGAATTTTCAATCCGTTTGATTCGCTTAGTCCCTATTTTGATCCGTCAACAGCGCAACCAGGATTGGCACCAATGCGCAAAGTGCGACTAGCACGCTATTCGGCAACCAATGTCAAAGAATATTTGTTTAACGGCTACATCGTTAACTATGACTACAATTTTGCGCTAGGCGGTTTGGACACAGTAACTGTTTATTGTGCAGACGATTTTTATTTGTTGGCCCAAACCTACATGGACGAATTTAATGTGTCAGAGGAATTGTCAAATGTTCGACTGTCAGCAGTTTTAGATTTGCCTGAAGTTGATTTCCCGATAGCACAACGGGACATTGACACAGGCACACAAACACTTGGCGGCGCGTCAGCATTCACGGTTCCAGCAGGCACAAATGTTCTTGAATACTGCACACGGATTAACACCGCTGAACAAGGCCGATTGTTCATGTCCCGTGACGGCGACCTAACATTCCAGCCACGAATCGGCAATACTCTAAGCGCATCAGTCGCAGATTTTCACGATGACGGCACAAACATCAAATTTGATTCTTTAGGCGTATCATTCGAGGCGGATCAAGTTATCAATCGTGCAGCGGTCGCCATCGTTGGCGGAAACCAACAAATCGCGGACGACGCAGCCAGCCAAGCAAAATATTTTATACAAACAACCAGCATCACAGATTCGCTGTTACACAACGACACAGCAGCGCTGGCGCTGGCCAATTACCTGCTATCACCAGAACCTGAGGCACGCTACACAGCCGTCGGAACCAACCTAAATAAACTGACAACAGCGCAACGCGACACAATCGCCATAATTGATATAGGCGACACAATTACCATTGAAAAATCATTTGCCAGCGGATCAGGCACAACACAACTAGCGCAGGAACTAAGCGTCGAAGGCATAGAACACACCATCACAGTCAACAACGGCCATTCGGTCATGTATTTCACCGCACCAACAACCATCGTTTATGAACTAATTTTAGACGATCCAACCTATGGCATCATAGATTCAACAAATGTTTTAGGATAATGTAAAGGACACCTATGGCAATACAAGACTTCACAGCAGGCCAAGTTTTAACGGCCGCACAAATGGATTCGCTACAAGCAAATGATTACAACTGGACGGTTTCGACAAAGACCGCCAGTTATGTTTTGGTTGCGGCCGATAAAGGCACACGCGTCGTTATGAACGCGGCAGGCGCAACAACAATTACGGTTAATACAAGTTTGTTTAATGCGGGCGACACTTTGTTTATTCAAAACATCGGCGCAGGCACTTGCACAATTACGGCTGGTACGGCAACAGTAACGACCGCTGGCTCATTAGCGTTAGGCACATGGGGAGGTGGCACGCTTTATTTCACTAGTGCTAGTGCTGCTATTTTTTTTAGCGGTGGTGGTACAAGTTACGGGACAGCAACAGGTGGTTCATCGTCAAGCATTACGGTTAGCGGCATAAATTACACTCTTTTGACTTTTACTACTGACGGCACATTGACCGTTACTAAATCAGGTTTGTTTGATTATTACATGGTCGGCGGTGGCGGCGGTGGCGGGGTTCGCACTAATGTCGATACCGTTGGCGGCGGCGGCGGTGCAGGTGGCATTGCAACAGGAACAATTTATTTAGATGCAAACCAATCAATTGACATTGGTGCAGGTGGCGCAACACGGGTCAGCGGTTTAGGTTCGTCTATTGGTAACGGTGCTGGTGCTATTTCGATTGGTGGAGGCGGTTTTGGTGCAGGCAACATAACAGGTGCAGGATATATAACAGGCGGCGACGGCGCTTCAGGTGGTGGTGCAACAAACGGCAACGCACCAAATACAGGTGGTGTCGCTGCAATTTCGGGTGTTACAGGTTATGCAGGTGGTAGCACAGTTGTTTATCCAACTACACAAGCAGGCGGCGGCGGTGGTGGCGCAGGAGCGGTCGGGTCGTCGGTGGCATCAGGCACAACGGGCGGTGCTGGTGGTGCAGGCGTAGATATTTCAACATTTTTAGGTCAGGCAGCCAACACCACTCGTGTTGCTGGTGGAGGCGGAGGCGGTGGGACAACTGGCGGGACTGCTAGCGACGGCGGCGGTGCAGGTGGCACAGGCGCAAATCCCGGCACAGCAGGCACAGCGAACAAAGGCGGCGGCGGTGGCGGTGGCGGCAATAGCGGCACACAAAACGGCGGCGCTGGTGGTAGCGGTGTCGTTTATATCAGGTTTAAGGTTTAACTATGGTTGCACAATATTTTGCACAAATAAACGAAAACAATGTTGTGATAAATGTTGCGGTCGTTACAAGTGAATTTATGGCCGAAAATCCTGAACGCTACACAGGCACATGGATTGAAACATTTATTGACAATCCGAACAAAACTTACGCAGGTATCGGCTACACGTACAACGACGACACACAAGATTTTGAGCCGCCATATGTTGAACCAACAGAACCGATCGAGCCTGACGACGACGAGCAATAGTTATGGCGCGTAAACCTATTAACCGATCACGTCGACAAATAGGCGACCAAACAACCAAAGGCGGTCTGATCGGTTTGTTTATTTATTGGGCGACACAAAACAACGTTGACCCAGCACTAATCGCGCTACTTGTACCGATGATCTCAACCGTGTTGGCTTGGCTATCAACCAAAATTGGTGACCCCGATCTAGCCTGCATATTTATACCCAAAGACGACAAAGACAACAAAGATTGACAAAACCGTACGTCGTCATTCAGCAACCAGTTGTTAAAGGCGGTTTAGCAGGCACACGCACTTGGTCAGATTTGGCCTGCAAAAACAGCAACGGGTCGCTATGGTGCAACGGGCTATGGGTCA